CCGCTAAACCAACGTTACAACAGTTATACAAACTGATTGGCTGTAGCACAGTGGAACGTGTATCGGGCTACGATAAGGATGTATCAAACAGAACGTTTGATATATGGATTGATGAGGAGGGCAAGTTTAATAGCCCCGTCAAAAATCTCCGTGCAACTAATGCGTGGTTCAGATGGATGCATAGAACGGGCCATGTAAATATACCAGGTGATTATATTACAGGTACAACGGTATGCTATAAAAAGATGAGTCAATAGATTAGATTAAACACACAGCGTTTAAAATAGGCCGCCCCTTCGGGGCGGCCTATAGGAATGTGTAGGACAAGTCAATAGACTAGGTGTCCATTTTGGGTCGCAGTGTTTATCTTTGTGTCCATTTTGGGTCGCGGCCCTTCGGGCCGCCGCCCAAATTTTGCGGGCCTCGGGGCCCCATATCGCAACTCAATTACAGGTTGTATCGCCCCCCACCCCCAAAAAATTGCAAAAAGGGGTCCCACTGCTTTCGTATTTATGCTTTGATTTAGACATAGAACCCTGCTAAAAACATTTTGGTACCATGGACTTGAATAAGGTAAATATAGAAAAATTACCTGCAGATGTACGGAAGACCTTCAAAAGACTACAGTTGCTCCATGCACAGAAAAAGATACAGAACAAAGCTAAGAATGACTTTCTATCTTTTGTTAGATGCATGTGGCCAGATTTTGTAGAGGGGTCCCACCACAGGCACATCGCAGATAAATTTAATAAATTAGCCACGGGCAAAATAAATCGTCTGATTGTGAATATGCCACCAAGACATACTAAATCAGAATTTGCATCTTATCTTTTGCCGGCGTGGATGGTGGGCCGTAATCCAAAACTCAAGATTATTCAAGCGACGCACACAGGAGAACTAGCCGTGCGGTTTGGTAGAAAAGCAAAACATCTTATCGACTCAGACGATTATAAAAAAATTTTTAGTACAACACTACAAGAAGACTCGAAAGCAGCTGGTCGTTGGGAGACGGCACAGGGTGGTGAATACTTTGCTGCTGGTGTTGGCGGGGCAATCACGGGCCGTGGTGCGGACTTATTGATTATTGACGACCCACACTCGGAGCAAGATGCGTTGTCACCTACAGCATTAGAGTCTGCTTACGAGTGGTACACATCAGGACCACGTCAACGTTTACAACCAGGTGGTAAGATTGTCTTGGTAATGACAAGATGGTCAACCAAAGATCTAACAGCTAAGTTAGTTGCTAACCAAAAAGAACCAAAGTCTGATCAGTGGCACGTGGTCGAGTTTCCGGCGATCATGGAACACGGACCAGTGTGGCCAGAGTATTGGAACAAGGAAGAATTAGAAAAGGTCAAAGCTTCATTGCCCGTGGGTAAATGGAATGCACAGTGGATGCAACAACCTACATCCGAGGAAGGTGCGATCTTGAAACGTGAATGGTGGAACTTGTACGATAAAGAAACTATACCACCTCTACATCACGTCATACAATCTTACGATACAGCGTTTTTAAAAAAAGAAACTGCAGACTATTCTGCGATCACAACGTGGGGTATATTCTATCCAGATGAAGATAGTCCAGCTAATCTTATACTATTAGACGCTGTCAAAGGTAGATACGAGTTTCCAGAACTAAGACGATTAGCGTTACATCAGTATGATTATTGGAAACCTGAGTCTGTAATCGTTGAAGCAAAAGCATCAGGGCTACCGCTGACCTACGAACTTCGGCAGATGGACATCCCAGTTATTAACTTTACACCTAGTAAAGGAAATGATAAACATGCTAGAGTCAATGCTGTTGCACCTCTTTTTGAGTCTGGTATGATATGGGCACCAGATCAAAAATTTGCAGAGGAGGTGATCGAGGAGTGTGCTGCATTCCCCAACGGTGATCACGACGACCTTGTGGACTCTACAACACAAGCTATCATGAGATTCAGGCAAGGCGGATTAATTCAACACCCTGAAGACTATATCAACGAAAAAAAAGACCCTAGACCGAGGACTTATTATTAATGAAAACCATTACAAATATAGTTTACAATTTCGTCCGTAAACAACTAGCCAAAAATAATATGGGTCAGGGTAAAGGTATTACATCTCTACCAAACGCTGCCGACATTGAGATCGGTATGACAGATGTTTATAATAATTTAAGAAAAGGTGGTTTAGATGCTGTATCAGCAGGCAAGGCTATCAAGAGTGAAGATGATCTGGCTAGAACTTTAGCAGAGATAAATGCATTAGATAGAGATAAAAAACTGATGAAAGAATTCCAACAACAGTTAAACCAAGATCCAAACAGATTAGATATTATTATAGACAAAATGAACAGAGGCATACCACTAAACAAGAGCGATCAGTTTGCTCTTGAGGGTTCTGGATTTAAAACACAGTTAGATGCTTTTAAAGGTTTTGAACCTAAAGTTATTGAAGGTGGTAAAAAAGAAGGCATAGAACAATTATTAAAATCAGGAGATGTTAAAAAGGGTGTAGCACCAAAGACAACTAAGGAAACGATTAAAAGAAAATCTATGATTGATCCTAAACTTACTCAAGAAGAAAATATAAAAAATATTATGGAAGAGAATAAAGCCGCTGCAAAAAGATTAGAGGAAAAAATGAAAGACCCAGATAAAAAAGCAGAAGGCGGTCGAGCAAGTTATTTTAAAGGCGGTATAGCGTCGTTATATAAAGGTATTAAAGGACTTCAACAGGGTAGAATTCAAAAAGAACTTATAAATAAATACAAAAGTGAAGGTATGAATCTTATTGAAGCTCTTAATAAAGCTAATTTAGAATCAACACAAATTGTTAAAAATAGAAAACTAAAAATTATTCAAGATAAATTAAATGAAACATCTGTGCTTACAGATGATTATGTAACATTAATTGATGAAGAAATAAAATTAAACGACCCAGAATTATTTGAAGATATTAGAAAATTTGAAAAAAATAATCGTCCCGACCTTGCAGATAAAATGAGAGCTTTGCGTCACCCTGATTGGGCTGAAGCAAATTTTGGTAAAAACTACGAGGATGTTTTACAAGACAGGCAGAATAAAGCAATAAAACAGATGATGGATGATATACCAAATGTAAAAGAAAGAACTGTTGTGGATGATATTGATGATATGAATCAAGCAAATATCGATGAGTTTCTTGGTAGAAAGAAAAATGCAGAAGGCGGTTTGACGAGATTAGGAATGTTTGCAGGTGGCACGCCACTTAGAAGACTATTACAATATTTAGCAGGGACATCTGGTAAGAAAGGATCAGAAAATTTAAAAGATTTAAACGTATCCGATCAATTAAAATTTTTTGCAGAGAAGCAAGGATATAATCCTGATCGAATTAGAATAGAATATTTAGAACAAGTTTTAGATACTTTAAAAAAAGACAGAGATCTAATTAAATCAGTAGAACCATCGGCTACAAAAAACGAATTAGAAAATATGGCAAGCAAAGCTTTTAGAGAAAGTTTCGTAGACATGACACAAAGCGGCAGGTTTAAAGGTTTAACTTCTGACATGATTGATAAAAGTATTTTAGAAACAGAAACCATACTTAAGAATTTAAAAACCGGAGGTAGAAAGCCCAATGCAGAGGGCGGTTTAATGAGATTAGGTTTTGAAAAAGGCGGTATGTCTCGTAGAGGATTCATGAAACTTATGGGTGGACTAGCAGCACTACCTTTTGTTGGTAAATTATTTAAATTTGCAAAACCCACATCAACAGCTGTTCAAGCTGCAAAAGAAGCTACAGGTGTTCCATCGTATTTTCCAAAACTTGTAGAAAAGATTAAATTACTTGGTGATGATGTTACTAGCACTAGAGCCACGGGTGAGAGACAAATAGTTAAAGAATACAAAGGCTACGAGTTAACAGAGAGTTTAGATACAGGAAGTTTAAGTATTAAAAGAGATGGTTACACTAGTGAAGAATATTTAGAGTATATACCTGGTGGACAATATTATGATGAGACTAGAAAAAAAGTAATTAAATATCCTGACTCGTATGAAGAGGTTACGGTAAAGCCAGACTACGAAGGTAAAATGAAAGATGTTGATTTCGGTTTAGATTCTTACGATGAGATTTTGGAAGAGGTTGGCGAAGCTAAAATTAAAAAAGCAGGCGGTGGTCTTGCATATATGTTGGGGATGTAATGAAGATAGCACACTACGAACAGATGATGGACTACCTTACAGGCCCAAGAGAAAGGTTTAGAAGCGGAGGAATAGCAAAACCAAAAAGAGGTTTGGTCGATGAACCAGGAAGTTATGGTGGTTCAGGAACAACAAAAAGTTTAGGTGGTGGTTTGTATGAAACAACTTATAAAAAAGGATCTAAAACTTATTACACAAAAATTTATGATAGAAAAACAGGTAAAGATATAAAAAAATCTTTTGGTGCTGATAAGGAAGCTGCTGTTGAATCATTAAAAAAACAAAAAGCAGATAGACCAAAAACAAAGTTTGAGAAAATAAAAGAAGTAAAAGAAACTAAAGGCACGAAAGAATTTCAAAAAATAACAGATAAGATAGATAAAAAATTTAATAAAGTTGAAAGTAAAGGTTACACTAATTTAAGAGAGTTTCGTAATGAAATGAAAAATTTAGTTACTAAAGATAAATTTAGGAACCAATTTGAAATTCAAAATAAAATTAATGGGTACATAACAGATAAATTTAAAGATATACAAGATGTAAACACATCTAGTATGGAAAAGGCTTTAGATAAATATAATAAAGCGGGTGGAAAAGAAAGAGGGACTATTGATAAAATAGCTAATGAGTTTGGTGTTAATAGAGAAACTTTAGAAGGAAATATACAAAAGACAGGAAGAAAAAAGATACCTATTAAATACGGAGACATTTACGAAAAAAGAAAAGCTGTTTCAAAAAAAAGAGCAAAAGCAGAAAAAAAATTTAGTGATCCAAGTTTTGAATCTAAGATGTCAGGAACAAAAGCAGTTCAAAAATCTCACATGGATGATTTATATTCTAAAGTTGTTACAGCAGAAACTTTGGGATATGCTCCAGAAGAAATTAATCAAGTGCTTTTAAAAGATGTGGATGCTTATCTTAACACACTTTATAAAAAAAGAGATAAGCTTATAAAGAATAAACCAGCAGGTTATAAAAAAGCTATAGAAGAAATAAATGAAAAAGGTATAAGAGTAGCACTCGCTACCGACGGATATAAATCTTTTCAAATAGAACGACCAGATGGTTCTACTTATCAGTTCGGTGTTGAGCCAGGTAAAACAATAGATCCAACTGGTATAACTGAAGGTAAACAAGTAAAAGGTGGTGTTGAGAAAGTTCAGTTTAAACCACAAACGGTGGTTACGGAACAATTAGAAGGACCTGATAAAGGTAAAATTACAAAAGAAAGATTTGGTTCTAAAAAACAAACAGCAACTTTAACATCTAATCCAGTTGATCAATACTTATTTGAAAAAAACAGGCAAGCTGTGATGGAATCACAGGCTAAGGTTACAAAAACTAAAATGAAAGCTATTGAAAAATCTTTAGCCGCTGTTGGCTGTCCAGGTAAAGCGATGGGTGGCCGTATTGAGTTTCAAACAGGTGCAACACCTACAGCACAATGTATTTTACGTGGTGCAGAAAAAATTAACACCGGTAATATTAAACCTGGAGCTGAAGCTAGAAACGCATCAAAATTTTTAAATGGAGCGTACAAACTTGGAAGAGGTGTGCTAAAGTTTGGTGTTGTGCCAGAGGCTCTTTTTGTAACGGGTGATTCTTTACTTCGTATTGGCATGGGTGATACTCTTGATGAGGCTTTTTTACGAGCAACCGATTATTTGAGAACAGGAGACCAAACATTAGAAGCTGACGCTAATAAAATATCAAGAATTTTTGATAAAAAATCAGCTGATTTATTCAAAGATGTTTCAAACTTTAGGACAAAACAAGAAAATTTTAAAGGTGCGAAGGTTAATTTAGAGGTAGACATAGCACAAAACAATCCATCGTTAACCGGATTAACAGACCAACAAGTTAGAGAGATAGGAGAAAATAAAATTAAAAAGGCACAAGATGAATTATTTATGGCACAGGTTCCAAAAGAACAAGAGGTTTTATCTGACTATAAATTTGATCAAGCCTATGATGCATCAAAGGCTCAATCTTTTCTTACAGGTCAAAAATTAAAAGGAAGACAAATGGGTCAAATAGAAGATGATCCTTTACAAATAGATCTTGGTTTCACGCCTAAACAAAAACAATCCCCTTTTTTAGATGTAAGAAGTATCTTAACACAAACTCCCGACTCAATTTTTGAAAGGGTTAAAAAGACATATGAGACAGGCGGGTACGGGCAAGTGGGGTTAGAGGACAGTGTTCAACAAGCACAAAAAGATTATCAAGATATTTTACAAAATTTTTTTAGTCTTAAAAATGCACCACTCAGTGCTTTAGCTGCTAGTCCTATGATTGGAGAAGAACAAATATATGGTGCCAATCCTGAAAATTTTTTACAAAAACAATTACCTAGTGGAGCAAGTTTTGATCCAAGATTAGCTTATGATTTTGCAGGCGGAGGTATAGCTAAATTAGCAGGTAAATCATCAGGACCACCACCAGAATCAGGGCCTACACCACAAGGCTTGGATTTTTTATTAAATCGTGGTAGAAAACGATAGGAGTTTAAATGGCAGATATAGATAAAGGACTTCCTAATACTCGTACTCAAATTAAAGTTCCGGGAGAAGAGGTCGAGATAAAGGAAGAAATCAAAGAAAAAGGTCCTGTTGAAATTGTACCTGAAGAAGATGGTGGTGCAACAATTGACTTTGAACCAAGTGCGGTAAACGTACCTGGTACAGATTCTCATTTTGATAATCTTGCAGATATTTTACCTGCAGATATTTTAGACCCATTAGGATCTGAATTAAAAAATAATTACATAGATTATAAAATGTCTAGAAAAGAGTGGGAGAAATCTTACACAACTGGTCTAGATCTTTTAGGATTTAAATACGAAAATAGAACAGAACCTTTCCAAGGTGCTTCAGGAGCCACGCACCCTGTACTAGCAGAAGCTGTTACGCAGTTCCAAGCAACAGCATACAAAGAATTATTACCAAGTGATGGTCCAGTAAGAACGCAGATCTTAGGAGTTAAGACACCACAAAAAGATCAACAAGCACACAGGGTAAAAGATTTCATGAATTATTTAATTATGGATCAAATGAAAGAATACGAGCCAGAGTTTGATTCTATGTTATTCCATTTACCACTAGCTGGTTCTACATTTAAAAAAGTTTATTACGATGATCTATTAGGCAGAGCAGTTTCTAAATTTGTACCTGCAGATGATTTAATTGTACCATATACAGCAAACAGTTTAGCAGAAGCAGAAGCTATTATTCACGTTGTAAAAATATCTGAGAATGATTTAAGAAAACAACAAGTAGCAGGTTTTTATTCTGATGTAGAGTTAACACCACCAGGTATGACTGTTAATGATGAAGTTTCAAAAAAAGAAAAAGAATTAGAAGGCACTAAAAAATCTGGAAAACAAATTCCTATGTATACTTTGTTAGAGTGTCATGTGGATCTAGATTTAGAGGGCTTTGAAGATATTGGTCCAGAAGGGAAACCTACTGGTATCAAGCTGCCTTACATCGTAACTGTTGAAGAAGGTAGCGGAACGGTTCTTTCTATTAGAAGGAACTATGCACCCAATGATCCAAAAAAACAAAGAGTACAATACTTTGTCCACTTTAAATTTCTGCCAGGACTAGGTTTTTACGGATTTGGATTAATACATATGATTGGCGGATTGAGTAGAACTGCAACAGTAGCTCTCCGCCAATTATTAGATGCAGGGACTTTGTCAAACTTACCTGCAGGATTTAAGCAAAGAGGTGTAAGAGTTAGAGACGAGGCAGCTCCGATACAACCGGGTGAATTTAAAGATGTTGATGCACCAGGTGGTAATTTAAGAGAGGCTTTCTTTCCTCTACCATACAAAGAACCATCTGCAACATTACTACAATTGATGGGTATTGTTGTACAAGCTGGTCAAAGATTCGCGGCCATATCTGAACTACAAATTGGTGAAGGCACACAGAACGCAGCTGTGGGCACGACGATCGCTCTTTTAGAGAGAGGATCTAAAGTTATGTCTGCAATACACAAAAGATTGTATAGCTCTATGAGACAAGAGTTTAAATTATTATCAAAAATTATTTCTACATATTTACCACCAGAATATCCGTACGATGTTGTTGGCGGTGCCAGAGTTATTAAACAAACAGACTTTGATGAGAGAATAGATATTCTGCCAGTTGCAGATCCCAATATATTTTCTATGTCGCAAAGAATTACATTAGCTCAAACTCAATTACAATTAGCTACATCAAATCCACAGATACATAATTTGTATCAAGCGTACAGAACTATGTACGAAGCGATTGGTGTAAAAAATATTGATGGTATTTTACCACCACCAGCACCTGTTCAACCGATGGATCCAAGTATGGAGCACATTATGGCTATGTCAGGCAAACCTTTTCAAGCTTTTCCTGGTCAAGATCACAGAGCACACATTACATCACACTTAAATTTTATGTCTACGAACATGGTTAGAAATAATCCTGCTGTCATGGCTGCAATACAAAAAAATATTTTAGAACATATTAGTTTGATGGCTCAAGAACAGATTCAATTAGAATTTAGAGAGCAGTTGATGCAAATTCAAATGATGCAACAACAAGCTCCAGTCAATCCACAAGTGGCTCAACAGCTACAAGTGCTAACTCAACAGATAGAATCTAGAAAAGCAGTGTTGATTGCAGAGATGACTGAAGACTTTATGAGAGAAGAAAAGAAAATTACGTCTCAATTTGACTCTGATCCTCTGTTAAAACTAAAAGCTAGAGAAGTTGACTTGAAAGCTATGGAAAATGAACGTAAAAAACAGTCTGATCAAGACAAAAACGACCTTGCAAGAGCAAAATTAATGCAAGCAAAAGACATTTCTGAAGAAAAAATGGATCAAAACGAAAAATTAGCTAAATTAAGAGCTGGAGTAAGCCTTGCAAAGGCTGATAAACCAGGTATAACTGCAATAGAGGTACAAGAATAATGCCACTAAACGAAAAAGGCCGTAAAATTATGAAATCCATGAAAAAACAATACGGCAAAAAACGTGGCGAAACAGTTTTTTACGCATCTAAGAACAAAGGTGTGATAAAAGGTGTAGAAAAGAAAAAAACAAGGAGTAAAAATGCAAAAACTAGATAAAATCAAAGTTGGCACAGTTCCAGAACAGCAAGTTGAGGTGGATCCTAGATCTAAAACAACAGCTGATCAAGCTTTCAACTATATTGGCACAGGAAAACCTGAAATGCCAGTTAGAGGACAGAACAGAATGCTAGCTGAGAAAAAAAGAAACTCAAAGGCGTACTAATGGCTTGGTTCAGTTTAGCAAAAATTGCTTTGCAAGCTGGTAGTAAGATATATGCCAACCGTCAAAAGACTAAAATGGCTATGTCTGATGCACAGCTTATGCACGCAGAAAAAATGGCCCGAGGTGAGGAAGCTTACCAAGGTAAACTCCTTGAAGCTCGTCAAAACGACTACAAGGATGAATTTGTTTTGATAATTATTTCGGCCCCCATCATAGTTTTAATGTGGGCAGTAATGTCAGATGACCCAGCAGCTATGGAAAAAGTTAAATTATTCTTTGAATATTTCCAGTCGCTTCCTAGTTGGTTTACAAACCTTTGGATACTTGTAGTTGCGTCGATTTTTGGTATAAAGGGTACACAAGTATTTAGAAACGGAGGTAAAAAATAATGTTTAGAAAAAAATTTATAGAAGGTATGAATAGCATGCCTCAAAGTCAGATCAAACCAAGAAAATTTGTATTGAAGGAAACGGGTGAAAAACAAGAAAAAACGCCGAGTGTTATAAGACCTAAACCTACAGATAGTTCTGGTCAACCTTTTAAACCAACACCAATAGGTAAAAAAGCCGGTGGTAGAATAGGTTTTCAAAAAGGTTCAGGTAGAACTGGAGTAGGGGCTATGGATGTTAAATCTAAAATATCACTAGCTAAGAAGAAAAAGAAAAATAAAAAAAGTGATTTTGGAATGCTATCAGTAAAAGCAGGAATAGATAAAAATCCCAATCCTACTCATGCAGACAGAATTGCTGCAGGTAAAATGAAAAATAAAAAGAAGGTAACCGTTTAATGGCTGGTAAAGGTTTATACGCAAACATACACGCAAAAAGAAAGCGTGGTGAAAAGATGAGAAAGAAAGGTGCAAAGGGTGCACCAAAAGCATCTGACTTTAAACGAGCAAAACAAACAGCGAGAGCATAATGACTAAACTTTGTCCAAGAGGAAAAGCAGCAGCAAAAAGAAAATTTAAGGTTTATCCCTCAGCATATGCTAAC